GGTAATACAGACGAATTTTATCATGCAGAAGGCAAAGTGCAAAAAGGTGAAAGATACGCCGACACTGGTACAGTAGAAAAGTCAAAAATGTTAGTTAAAGAACATCCCGATTGCTCGCGATTGGTAAAAAAATATGGTAGGTGGCATCACCATGTTGACTATAATAGGTTCAAAAAACAAAAACTAATTAGAAAGCCAGAAGTAGAATTTACTGGTTCTGTAAAAGAGTACGGTATGGAAATGGTAAAGGTACGGTGAAGGTTGGATTTACAGCATCAACTTTTGATCTGCTTCACGCTGGGCATATTGCAATGCTTTCGGAAGCAAAAACAGTTTGTAACTATTTAATTACTGGATTGCACGTAAATCCAAATATAGAGCGAGAAGAAAAAAATTTTCCTGTACAAACTTTGGTGGAAAGATACACACAATTAAAGGCAGTAAGCTACGTTGATGAAATAATACCTTATGAGTCCGAAAATGATTTAATGGATATTTTAAAAATGTATCCAATAGATATTAGAATAATTGGCGAAGAATACAGAGACAAAGACTTTACTGGTAAAAATTTAGATATGGAAATTTACTATAACAAAAGAAGGCATGATTTTAGTTCAAGCCTTCTTCGGGAGCGTGTAGTTAAACACGAACAGTTTAAAGTAAAATTAAAGGTTAATAATGTGAGCCGCTGAACCCATGTTATTTACAGCATAAATCATAGTGCGGTTATCGTCCCAACCTTTGGCATATTCTTGGCAACCTTCTAAAGTATAAAAGTTACAACGTGTTCTGTTTTGGCCTTTACCGCGTACTGCAACAAAGTGTGTGCGTTCGTCATAAATCTTTTTTTCGTAATCTGTTGTAAATGTAATATTCATATGAACCTCCGTTTTCATGAGTATAGAGTATCAAGCCTACTTAAGTTGTCAACAATTTATTTACAAATAAAAATATATTGGATCATTCAGAATTTATGGTATAAATAACTTAGTTACACAATATGTTGGGGTATGTAATGGCAGAGGCACAAGGTGCAACTAATACAACCAAAAAGCGTGGGCCGAAAGGACCATCTAAAGAGTTGAGTGATAATGATTTTTCACGATTATTAAACATGGTTCGTATTCAATGTACACAGACAGAAATATGCAGTATTTTAGATATGTCGGATACAACTTTAAATAGACGTTTAAAAGAACGAGGATACGAAAATTTTGAAGACCTCTTTAAAAGGCACAACGATGAAGGCAGAATGTCATTAAGGCGAATGCAATGGCAAGCAGCAGAGAATGGCAATCCTACAATGTTAGTGTGGTTAGGAAAGCAATATCTAGGGCAAAAAGATAAAGCAGAACAAACAATATCAGGCGAACACGTACACGCATACAAATGGTTAGACGATGACGGTCAGGACAATTAATTATCGACCAAGAACGTTGATAAAACCTTATCATAATAGAACAGAAAGGTTTGCGGTAATAATCGCGCATCGCAGATTCGGGAAAACAGTAGCAGCGATAAATGACCTGATAAAAGATGCACTTACAATTCCCTTACCAAAAGTACGAGTTGCATACATAGCCCCATATTATTCACAAGCTAAAGCAATCGCATGGGATTATTTACAAGAATATACGCAAGATGTCGAAGGCGTAGAATACAATACATCTGAACTGCGCGTTGATTTTCCAAATGGTGCTAGAATACGATTATTCGGTGCAGATAATGCAGATACCTTGCGTGGTCTGTACTTTGATCATGTTGTACTTGACGAACCAGCAGATTTTCCAGCAAGGGCTTGGCCTACAGTAATACGACCAGCACTAGCCGACAGAAAAGGTAAGGCAACCTTTATTGGTACACCAAAAGGTAAAAATCAATTTTACGAAACATATGTAAATGCCAAACAAAATAAAAATTGGTATACAGCAATGTTTAAATCTTCTGAAACAAATTTGCTTGATCCAGCAGAGCTTGAAGAAGCCAAAAAAGCAATGGGCGAAGATCGGTTTGAGCAAGAGTTTGAATGTAGCTTTGAAGCAGCAATACAAGGTGCATATTATGCAAAAGAAATGAAAACAGCAAATGCAGAAAAAAGAATTTGCGGTGTTCCATATGATCCAAGCATTGGCGTTGTAACAAGTTGGGACTTAGGAATTGGTGACAGCACAGCAATTTGGTTTGCACAGTATGCTGGGCAAGAAGTACATTTAATAGATTATTACGAAAACAGTGGCGTAGGACTTGACCACTATGCAAAAGCCTTGTCTGAAAAAGGTTACCATTACGAAGAACATATACTTCCGCACGATGTAAGAGTTAAAGAATTAGGAACAGGAAAAAGCAGATTAGAAACTTTAGATGCACTCGGAATTCGTAATGTTAAAATAGCACCACAGTTAAAAATTGACGATGGTATTCAATCAGCACGATCAATGTTAAATAAGTGTTGGTTTGATGCAGAAAAATGTGAGCGTGGCATTGAGGCATTATTACAATATCGCAGAGAGTTTGACGAAAGACTTAAAACGTGGCGCGGTAGACCTTTGCATGATTGGACTTCACACGGAGCAGACAGTTTTCGTTACCTTGCAGTTGGTCGGCAAGAAGAAACAGATTGGGGCGAACCTATAAAAAGAAATTTGCGTGGTATTGCGTAATGTGTTAAAGTTCTGTTAACTGGAAAAAATATGGCAAAAAAAGTAGCAAAAACAAAAAAAGGCGTACCTAAAAAATACTTGCAGGGGGCAAAAAACCCTAAAGCAAAAGAGCGTGAAATATTAGAAACCAGACGAAGATATAAACTTGGTTTACCAATTGATGTGAAGAAAGTGAGTAAAAGTCGTGCCGCCCAAGCCAAAAAAAAGAAGTAGTGGAAGTGCATTAGCCAAAAAAGCAAAAGAAAGTGGCATTTCTTTAAGTATTTTAAAGCAAGTTAAAAAACGCGGCGATGCAGCATATTTAAGTTCTGGTTCTAGAAATGTACCAATGGCAGCTTGGAGCATGGGTAGAGTAAATAGTTTTATAAGTGGCAGAGGTGGAGCTAGAAAAGCCGACGCTGATTTATGGAAAAAAGCAAAAGCATCTAAAAAGAGGAGTACGTAAATGCCTGGTTATGGACATAAAGGTGGTATGAAAAAAGGCGGCAAAAAAAAGGGCGGTAAGAAAAAATAATGGCGGTTAGTGAAACAAAATTTCTTAACCTCCTAGATATGTTTGATGGCGGTGGCGCTGGTAGAAGCGGAGATACATTTGAAGGCGGTGGTTTATTAAGTGTATTAGCAAATCTTGTTGCTACACCAGCTGGAACAGAACAAAGACGGCTTGCCATGAAAAACAGCACTGGAAAAGCAATTACCACAGCAGTTGATGAAATGATGCGCCAACGTGCAGCAATGATGGATATGCAAAGGCAGCGTGGTTTACAGCAAGATGTTGATGATCCTCGACGTAATACTGGTACAAGTGGATTTACCGACCCAATGCAAGGTTATCCAGATATGAGTATGCAGCCTATGAGTGGGGTAACTACGCCAATGCAACAAGCACCAGCCGTAGATTATCCCGACAATTTTCCACCTTCAACAAATGTAGGAATGGTTGCAAGCGAACCTGTTTTAGAAATGGGAATGGCACAGCCAAGTGTTGATTACGATGATGCAATCAGCAGACAAAATCGTGGACTTGGCATGATGGCACAAACAAATGAGCAAATGGCGCAAACAGCTATTGTTGAGCTTATGGGGCCAGAATTTTATAATTTGCCAATGGATCGGCAAGAGGCTCTTATAAAAACATACTTAGATTATAGAGGCTTCTAATGGCAAAAGATGCGCGATTAGCAAAAATTGGTGCTAGTCGTTTCAACCAATGTGTAAAAACACCAAGCCATAAAACAAAATCACATGCGGTTGTAGCAAAAGAAGGAAGTAAAATAAAATTAATTAGGTTTGGTCAAAAAGGTGTAAGTGGTTCGCCACCTCGTAAAGGCGAGAGTGAAGCAGCAAAAAAGCGCAGAGCATCATTTAAAGCCCGACACAGCAAAAATATTGCAAAAGGCAAAATGAGTGCTGCATACTGGGCAGATAGATGTAAGTGGTGAATTAAATGGGAATTTCTACATATTCAGAATTAAAAACGTCGATTGCAAATTGGCTTAATCGTGACGATTTGACGTCTGTTATACCTGATTTTATCGTTTTGGCAGAGGCAGATTTAAATAGAAAACTTAGGCATTATAAAATGATAGAGCGCGTTGATGCAACGCTTGACAGTAGATATGTACAAGTACCAGCAGATTGGCTGGAAACATTTAGGTTCAGCGCAACTGCCTCTTATACAAGAAGATTAGACCTTATTGGTGCAGAAGATATGTTGCAAAAAAGGCAAGAAAATTCTGATACATCAGGAATTCCTGAATTTTATGCACAAATTGGTGATGCAATTGAGGTCTTTCCCACGCCAGACGCAGAGTATCCTATGCAATTGGCGTATTACGCAGAAATACCAAGTTTAAGTGATACTAATACCTATACTTGGTTACTACAGTCTGACCCAGATATTTATTTATATGGATCGCTGATGCAATCAGCACCGTATTTGCTGGATGACGCTAGAACACAAACTTGGGCAAGTTTATATCAAAATGCTTTAGCATCTTTACAACGAGCCTCAGACAATACAAGATTTGGTGGTTCTGGGCGCAGAATTATCATATCTAGCTATTAAATTAAAAATGGTGTATTTTATGCCTATAAATATCAACGGAGTTATATATGTCAGCACTTACAAACGCTTTTGAAACACACACGCTACAGTATTTATTTACAACAGCAACTTTAACAAGACCAACAGCATGGTACATAGCACTTTTTACATCAGACCCAACAGATACTGGTGCAGCTGGTACTGAGGTTTCAACAGGAACTGGTTATGCACGAACAACTGTTAGTTTTTCTGTAACCAATGATTTGGCAACAAATTCTGCTGCAGTCGAATTTCCTGCGGCATCGGGTGGCAATTGGGGAACTGTTACACATATTGGCGTTATGGATGCTGCAACAAGTGGCAACATGATTATACATTCAGCCCTTGCTGTAGCAAAAGCAATTAATGACGGTGATGTTTTTAGAATACCAACAGGTGACCTTGATCTAACGGCTGCTTAATGGCTTTGCGCTCAACATACGATACTGGCGAATATGGGTCAGGTCTTTATGGTCAGCCCGAAACAACGCAATTTGCTGCAGCAACAGTTTTAAATATTGTAGCATCATGTGCAGCAGATACTGTAATAAATGCAGCGGCTTCAACATCGGTTTCAGTTACTAGTTCAACCTCTGGAATAAGAATTAGTGATGGTGCCAATGCTGCATCTGTAGGGTTTTCAATTGTTGCTTCTGTTTCTGCAGTAACATCTGATAGTGTTGCAGGGTTTCGTGATGGTTATGGAAGAAATACTTATGGCACGTTTATGTACGGCCAAAACGAAAGTATTGAAGAACATCAGCTAATACAGTTTTTGGTATTTCAGCAACGGTAAATAGCCAAGTTACAAGAAATGTTAGTGCAAGTACAGGTCTAGTAATTACGCCTTCTGTCGGCGCAGTATATGATATTGTAGGACAAATAAATGCAACTATTTCAATTTCACCAAATATAAGTTATAACAGAGTAAGATTATTTTCTGCAACCACAGATGTTGCAGGACTTATAACCGTATCAGCGCGTTATAAATGGTTACCTGACTCAGAACCAAGTACAACGTGGACACCAGCAGATTATTTAGAAAGGGCCGCATAATGCCAGCAAATACTACAACATACAGCTTTCAAAAACCAACC